ATGGCCGCGCTCTTGCAGCTCACCGAAGTGGATATGCAGGACATCCTCGGCAACCAGGGCGAGGGCGATAAGATCGTCTCGAACATCTCGGGCAAAGCTATCGAGATGATCCAGCAGCGGCTGGATAACCAGACGTTTATCTACGTCAGCAACTTCGCCAAAGCGATGAAGCGCTGTGGCGAGATCTGGCTCTCGATGGCGCAGGAGGTCTACGTTGAGGAGGACCGCGCCATGAAGGGCGTGGACTCCGCGGGAGAGATGCAGCAGGTCGTCCTCATGCGCCCGCGCGTGGACGAGGAGACGGGGCGTCTCGAACTCGACAACGACCTCTCGCGCGCGAAGTTCGACGTGGTGGCGGATGTCGGTCCGTCCAGCTCCAGCCAGAAGGCGGCGACCGTGCGCGCTCTCACCGGCATGATGTCGATCACGTCCGACCCTGAGACGCAGCAGGTATTGCAAGCGCTCTCGATGATGAACATGGAGGCTGACGGCATCGCCGATGTGCGCGACTTCTTCCGCAAGCGCCTGGTGAGCATGGGCGTCGTGAAGCCGACCGAAGCAGAACTCGAGGAGATGGCGGCGCTCGCAGGTCAGGAGCAGCCGACCGATCCCAACTCGATCTACCTGCAAGCCGCAGCCGAGGAGGCGGTGGCGAAGGCGGAGAAGGCGCGGGCGGACGTGCTCAACACCATCGCCGACGCCGAGCTGACGCAGGCCAAGACGGCGACGGAGCTGGCAAAGCTGCAAGGCGTGGCGCCCTCCCCTGCTCCTGCAATGCCTTCCGAACGCCCGCCTGCGATCATGTTGGCGGTAGGGGAGGGCGAAAAGCCGGAGATGGAGATGGAGAAGGAAGAGGACGAGGAGGACGAAATCGAACGCGAGAAGCGGCTACTCGAGCTCGAGAACCTGCGCATCGACACCGCTATGAAGTTCAACGCGGCGCAGCGTGCGGCAGGCGAGATGGTTGAGATGAGCGAGCAAATGCGAGAGCTGAAGGCAGCGGAGGAGTTCTTGAGCGACGCCGCTAAGCAGCTCGTGAGCGCCAGCGACGAGATCCAGTCGGCGATCAAGTCGCTCGTCGAGTCGAACAAGAAGAACGCAGAGGCCGCGATTGCGGCAATATCCAAACCGAAGCGCATCGTGCGCGACAAGGGCCGAATCGTCGGCGTTGAGGTGGGCTGATGGCAACAAGCGCCTGGAATAAATTTAACGACTTCTCCGAGCAGCTAGTCCGCGGTGTTCACGACTTTGACGCCAACACGTTCAAGGTCGCTCTTGTTTTGAGCACGGATACGCCGGTCGCGTCTGACACGATTCTGGCGAACATCGACCAGGTTGTGAACGGCGGAGGCTATACAACGGGCGGCGAGACAACGACGATCACGATCGCCGAAGTGTCGGGCACGACGACGGTGAGCGGCACCGAGATCGTATGGACGGGCACAGGCTCGGGTTTCGGGCCGTTCCGCTACGCCGTACTGTACAACGACAGTTCAACATCTCCCGCGGACGCGCTGATCGCCTGGTTCGACTACGGCTCCTTGATCTCTGTCGGCGCAGGCGAGACCTTCACGTTGCGCTTTAGCACTACATCGCCCGGCGCGATGTTTACGTTGGCGTAAAACATGCTGACACCACAAGAAGCTCAAGCCATCAACGCGCTGATCGTCGCAGATCCAGCGCTTTCGTCGCAGCCGCAGACATCAGACGGCGCATACGCCATCGCGGTCGCGCTCAACACGCCGAGCGAGGCGGGCTATAAGCCGATCACCGTCGGCGCTGCGATGCTCTGGGCGGCAGGCGGACCCCGCGTGCGTATTCAGGCAGCGGCGACCGACAGCCAGCAGCCGGAAGCGGTGCGAGCGAGTTGTCAGGTTTTTCTCGACCTGATCGTGAGCGGGTCCGAGGCGCTGATTCATACCGAAGAACAGGCGATATTGCAGGCGTTCAGCGGCTGGGTCGTGACGGGCGTCATTACGCAAGCCGAATACGATGCGGTGTACGGCACCAGCGGACTTGCCGCGGCGCTGCTCTCTCGCTCCGTGGTCGCCATCGGGCGGGACGTTAGCTATCAAGACGTTATGCAGGCGAGGGCGAGCTAATGGCTGCGGATATCAAGACTAAATACGGCACTTCCACGTCGATGACGATGACGGGCATCGAAGACGTGGACTCGTCCGCAACGTGGGTCGGCGGCTGGACCTCGAACTCTGTCAACAACACCAGCACGCTGGCGGTCGATTATCTACTAAGCGGGCAGTTCACGACGGAATCCACCAACCGCCAAGCCGGCTACATCTTTGTTTACGCCTATGCGTCGTTCAACGACACGCCCACGTGGCCGGACATCTTCTCGTCCGGTACCGAGGGCTCTGTTGGCGCAGCAACTGTTCACGACACCGAGCAGCGCGATTCTGGGATGCGGCTTGTCTCGGTCATTACCGTCGACAACACGGCGTCTGCGGTATACACATTCCCGCCGACCTCGATTGCGCAGATTTTTGGCGGATCTGTCCCGCCCTACTGGGCGGTCTGGGTGACGGCTAACGCAGCGACGACGACTAACGACTGGTGCGTTAGCACTGGGACCAACCTTTATTACGTGCCGATCCTGTATCAGACCGTCTGATGCTGCCACCCTCTGGTAAATGGTCCGTTCAGCCGCCCCCGTGGGCGGCGCTCGACTTCGACAACCCGATTCTAAAGGACGTTCAGCACGTCGCTTCAGGGTCTAATGCGTTTCTTAATCTTGGCGAGTACAACGACTCGTTTCGCACAAGCGCAACGCCGCCTGTCCCGACTCGCCAGCCGTCTGGCATCTCGTATCGACTGCTAGGAAGTACGGGTTATCTAGCCACTAACGCGGGTGGTTGGGTCAATTCCCGATCAAACTGGACGGTTTTCGTTCTTGGCGTCCCGAGATCTTTAGCTGCTAACAGTGCAATCTCAATCGTTGCCGAAACCCCGGGGGTAGGAAACCGCGACAGGGGTATCCAGTTCAATACAGCCGGGAAAGTCATTGCGACCGTTCAAGACAGCACGGTCAAAAACCTAGTTGGCGCGACAACGATTGTCGCGGGAACGCCGTTTTCTGCCGCTTCCAGAGCATCAACAACTGCGCTTGATGTCTTTGTTAACGGCTTGGTTGACGCTACGCCGTTAACAATCACCAACAACGGGCTAAACACTTACGCATCGCCCGAAGTTGTGGTTGGTTATGGCGGCGTCGGAGCCGGGTTTGGCGTAACGCAAGCAAGCGCCTTTGACGCTTCTTTGGTTATCTGGTGGTCTCGAGCGGTAACTGACGCCGAGATTCTTTCGCTCCACCAGAACCCGTGGCAGGTCTTCAAGTCCCCGCGGCGGATCATCGTTCCCGAATCAGGCGCGGTTGCCTACACCCTCGACACCACGCCCGGCGCCTATAACATCACCGGCAGCTCGCCGTCGTTGTTGGCGAGCCGTCTGGTCGATACGACGCCTAGTGCTTACGACCTCACTGGTAGCTCACCGTCGCTCCTGCTCGGCCGCGCGCTGGATACGACGCCCGGTGACTATGACATCACGGGCAGCTCGCCATCGCTGCTGCTTGGGCGCGCTCTTGAAACGACGCCCGGCGATTACGACATCACCGGCTCGCCCGTCGATCTAGAGAAGGCGACCGCAGGGCAGTTCGTACTGCAAACGACGCCGGGCGCGTACAACATCACGGGCTTCCCCGTCGAGCTGATCGCCAACATCACGCAGCTTGCAGGCGGCGGCCCCGGCAAGACGGCCAAGCGCCGCGGCTGGGCGAACGAACGCGCCAGGTTCGAGGAGTCGCTGCGCACCGAGGAGGTGGCAGAGCAGGTCAAGGCGGCGCAGCGCGTGCTGAAGAAGGCGCAGTCTGAATCGGCGCAGCGCCTTGGCGAGCTGGTGGAAGAGTACGAGGCCGCCCGCGCATCGCTTGATGAACTGCGCGAGCAGGTGGCACGCATCGAGCGCGAGTCGCGCATCCGCGAGGAGGTCGAGGTCGCGTCGAAGGTCGTCGAGATATTCGCCCGCGAGGAGGAGGAGATCATCGCCATCCTCGAGATCATCGACGAGATGGACTCGCGCGCATTGCTTGCCGCTGTCGGCATTGCTGCATGAATATTGCGCGATTGACAGGACAGCATCTAGAATAGATTTCATGGTTGCCGCCCACCACAGGGCGAGAGGTTGAAGATGTCAGAAAATACGGCAGAGCTTGAGACAATTCCCGAGGATGCGCTCGACACTGAGACGGTGATCGAGGACGAAGCAGACGATGGGGACATGGTTGTCTCGATTGGGGATGAATCGCCGGACCCCGAAGAAGAGGATGTGCAGCAGAACCAACCCGCTCCGCAGTGGGTGAAGGATCTGCGCAAGGCGCATCGAGAGCTACAGCGACAGCATCGCGAACTTCAGCAGAAGCTGACGACCGCCGAGCCGCCACGTAAGCAGGCGGTGGGTCCGAAGCCAAAGCTCGAGGATCACGACTACGACGCCGAGGCTTTCGAGGCGGCGCTCGAATCCTGGTACGACCGCAAGCGAGCCGCTGACGCAGAAGCCGAAAAGGCCAAGCGTGCAGAGGAAGAGCAAGCGAAGTCGTGGCAGGCAAAGCTCGACGCCTACGGCAAAGCGAAAGCGGCGCTGAAGGTGAAGGACTACGAGGACGCCGAGGCGATTGCGCAGGAGACCTTCTCCGAGGTTCAGCAGGGCATCATGCTCCAAGGCGCGGACAATCCCGCTCTCGTGGTGTATGCGCTCGGCAAGAACGCTCGGCGAGCGAAGGATCTGGCTGCGATCCAAGATCCCGTAAAGTTCGCGTTTGCGGTTGCGAAGCTAGAGAAGGAACTGAAGGTGACTACTCGCAAGCCGCCGCCGGCGCCAGAGCCCGTTGTTAAAGGCACCGGGCGTGCAAGTTCTGTAGATTCAACACTCGAGCGACTGCGCAACGAGGCACTCAAGACCGGCGATATGTCGAAGGTCATGGCCTACAAGCGGTCGCGGCAAAAATAGTAGGAGTTTGAAATGCCTAATGCATTTTCGAAAGAGGAAGTGGTTGCGTTCGAGAACATTCTCGAAGGCTTCCAGGATGCGCTCGTTCTGAGCCGTAACGTCAACGTCTACGCCACCGACGGCGCAACGATGGAGCGCGCACGAGACACCATCTGGCGTCCGATGCCGTACATCGCGCAGAGCTTTGATAGCACTGTCGGCTCGTCCATCTCGTCCAACTACGACGACATGACGCAGCTCTCCGTGCCGTCGACCCTCGGCTTCTCCAAGACCTCGGCGTGGAAGCTGAACGCGAAGGAACTGCGCGACGCGCTGCAAGAAGGTCGCCTTGGCGATGCCGCTAAGCAGAAGCTCGCGTCCGACATCAACCGTTCCGTTCTGAACGTCGCCTCGAACCAGGGCACGCTCGTCGTTGCAGTCGCAGGCGCGGCTGGTGACTACGACGACGTGGCGCTCTGCGATGCGATCATGAACGAACAGGGCGTGCCGGACTACGACCGCTACTTGGCGCTCTCGACCCGCGACTACAACGGACTGGCTGGCAACCTTGCGGTTGCAACCCGTTCGTTCGGTAACGCTAAGTCTGACCGCGCGTATGAGCGTTCCTACGTCGGCATGGTTGCGGGTTTCGATACCTACAAGATGGACTATGCCAACCGTCTGGCCGCCCAGGCGACGGCTGTCACCATCGCAACCAACGGCGCCCAGGTCCGTTTCGTCCCGCGAGCAACCACGACCTCGACCGCAGGCGTTCTGAACGTGGACAACCGATACCAGACGGTAACGGTATCGACCACGGTCGGCGTGGTAGCGGGCGACTGCTTCACGATTGCTGGTATCGAAGCTGTGCATCAGATCACCAAGCAGTCGACGGGCCAGCCGAAGACCTTCCGCGTGATCTCGGTCGACACCGGCACGACGATGACGATTTCCCCGCCGATGATTGGCGCGAACTCGTCACCGACCGATGCTGAGCTTCAGTACAAGAACATCAACGTGGCCAGCACCTCTGCTACCGCGTCGATCAACTGGCTGAACGACAACGCCTGCAACGTCAACCCGTTCTGGTTCAAGAACTCTATCGAGCTGCTCCCGGGCCGATACGCAGTTCCGACCGACAGCGGCGCGGCGGTCATGCGTGCAAGCACCGATCAGGGCATCGAGCTGGTCATGCAGAAGTTCTACGACATCGACACCATGACGATCAAGTATCGTCTGGATACGCTGTACGGGGTCGTCTGCACCGCGCCGGAAATGGCCGGCGTGCTGATCTTCGGTCAGTAATGACTGAATAGA